TCCATCAAAACACATTTTTCAATCCCGTCAATTTTCCCAACCTTACCTCCAAGTTCCTCACACTTTTGTGCTGATGTAAGTTCCTGTTCAATCGGTTTTATACTAATTTTTTTCTCCATATAAATCGGAAACTCCTTTCTAAACCTATCACCAATAATACGCCTAACCATATCAGATTTAGGTATACCACCCATCCTCTCACATAAACTGTCAACCATTTTCTTCTCACCATCAGTCAAACGAAATTGTACAATATTATGCCTATCAGCCATATGCTCGTACTGTAACATACAGTACGAGTGTAATACAACATCAAACCTGTGGACAACCAAAAACACCATTATTCCACCACAAAACACCATTTTATGTCAAGCACAACTGTTATAAAATAACACTAAAATCTCCTTACCTGCAAATCCGAAGAGGGGTATATAGATATAAAAATATATTTCTCTAAAAAAATGAAGGTATGTAATCTTATTTAACCTAAATATTATATAAATATATATATTTATATGTATATATATGCCTATTAGGATTTACAGGTAAGAAAATATTGTGCGACATTACTTTTCTCTTTTGGTATTTTATAAGGGTAATTGCACCGCTAAGCCAAGATATGGACAACCTTGTGGTATTATTGTGTTATGAGTGAAGCGTCAATTCTAACTAATCAGATTATAAACTTCATTTATGAAAACGGCGGTTACGCATGGAGAGCTTCTTCTACCGGTATTTATGATCAAGGAAAGCAAGCGTACCGTACCGCGGCTAAAAAGGGTGTATCGGATATTCTCGCTTGTATTCCACCTTCCGGTCGTTTAATCGCCGTAGAGATTAAGATAGGAAGAGACAGACTATCTCCAGAACAAGACGGGTTCATTCGCAACATCCGTGCGGTAGGCGGTATCGCGTTTACTGCTTGTAATTTTGATGACTTTGTTGTAGAGTGGGAATCTTATGTCAAAAAGTAAAGCATATGTAATATGGTTTCTGACCATAGTCCTGCCGATCTTGTTTTTGATTTTCGGACCTGACCTGTTTCATTAAGTTATCCTCAGGTATACAATCACAACCTAACTGATACAATGAGCGTATGAATGACTGTATATTTTGCGACCCATCCAAAATCAAAGGTGTTCTAACCCGCGACAAAGAGAGTGTGATGTTTGTCCCGCTGAATCCTGTTGTTGAGGGGCACGTTTGTATTGCTCCGATTATGCACGTTGCGGATTTTACCGAAAATCCCTATATTTCAGCCCGTATTATGAATATAGCGGCTGGAATAGCACAACGTCTTGGTGGCGACTACAACCTCATCACCTCAAAAGGAAAGTCAGCAACACAGAGCATAATGCACCTCCACGTTCATCTCATTCCCCGAAAAGAAGGGGACGGACTTCACTTGCCATGGACAGGTCAAAAGACTGATTAGGTCGTAAAGAGATAGGCATTAAGTTATCCACAGGTTTAATGCACGAAAATCCGCATTTATTGTGTTTATTAAAATTATGTTGTACAGTGAATATGGTGTGAGTTTACTGTTCGGGTTAGTATACGAGCGGTAAAAAATGAAGGAGCGTTTTAATCATATGAATAAAGCGTTTCATTCATGTTCGCACCGCATTAAGAACTCATCGTAAGAGCATGAGTTCTTTTTGTTTGACCGACTTCCGGTTATTTGAAAAATAATGCGGCCGCAACGATGCGGTCGCCGCACCGCTAAATGTATGAAAACGAAAATTCCAAAACTTACGGAAGAAGAAAAAGCCGCCGGTGGGGAGATTTTTGAAGTGTCGGATAATGATTTGGTGGTAGAGGATATTTCTGATAAGCGTATAGAGAATATGGCGCGCGGTTTTATTATGGGTACGCAAGCTATCGGTAGAAGAAAGCAAGTGCGTGAGGCGCTTGAGGAGCGCGTGGTGAAACGAATCGGACAGAAAGGAAAGATGCTTACGGATAGATTGTTTGAATTGATTGACGGCGTATATACGGTGCAGAAAGATGATAAGAATGGTATTCGGTATTATCGGGTGCCGCCTAACTTAAATGCGATTATTTACGCGCTTGATCGCGTGTTGGGGAAGCCTAAGCAATATACGGAAGTGTCGCAAGAGAGTAAGGGAATTATTTTGGTGGAGCATGTTATTAAAAATTTAGCAACAAATCCTTATGCAAGAAATGAAGATCGCTCGTCAGTCGGAGGAAATGTTTCCGGAAGAATTGGAACAGCCGGAGAAGTACGGCAAACCGACGGACAGCCTGCCGGATCTAACGAGCGCGTCGCCGAAGGAACTGGTACGAGCGTTGTTCAAGGATGATTACGGGAAGCCGTTTGAGTTGACGGAAGGACAGGAAGAAATATTCAACGCGATCTTTTACAAACAGTCGCCTGATGGAAAGAATCGTATTCATATAAAAACGTTCACCCAGTACGGAAAGTCAGACACAGTAAGTATGGCTGTATTAACGCGGTCTGCTACTTTCCCGGAGAAGTGGGCTATTGTAGCACCCTCGCAGCCTAAGGCGAAGATTATAATGGGGTATGTGATCAAGCATCTTTTTGAGAATGAGTATACGTTGAACAGGTTTAAATTGCGGGAGGGGGAAAGTATGGATATGGTTCGGCGCGAGCGCAGTAAAAACAGGTTGACGTTTGATATAGGAAATAATCAGATAGGCGAGATATTTATCTTATCGGCGGAGTCGCGTCTTAAACAGTCGGAAGATGTCGGGAACTCTCTTATGGGTTTCGGCGCTCCGAATCTTGTGGAAGATGAGGCCGCGCTGATAAGCGATGAGTCGGACGCGAAGGCGATGCGGATGGTGGGCGGGTTTACAAGCAGAGGTACGGATTTTGTGGTGAAGATAGGAAATCCGTTTCAGCGGAATCATTTTTTGCAGGCTGAACAAGACCCGTCGTATTATAAGATAGATGTGAATTATCATCGCGGAGTAAAGGAGGGACGGTTGACGCAGAAGTTTATTGAGGAGATGCGGAAGAAGCCGTATTTCCGGGTGTTGTATGAGAATAAGTTTCCGGAATCGGACGATATTGATTCGAAGGGCTGGACGCAGTTAATTATGGAAGATGAGGTGGAGATGTGTATTGCGGTTGATCCAGAGATTAAACATGTGGGGGAGCGGCGGATCGGGAATGATGTGGCGCGTGGCGGATTGAATTTTACGGTATGGAATTTGAGATCAATGAATTATATGGAGGTGTTAGCAAAAAGCCGACAGGATAATTTGACGGAGATTTCCGGGCAGACATTATTTTTTATGAAGGATAAGTTGGTTACGCCGGAGAATGTATTTATAGATGATGTGGGTGTCGGCGGCGGGGCGGTGGACCCGCTTCACTATCAGCAGAAGAATGTGCGGGGAGTGAACGTGGGTATGACGGCGCTTGAAGCGGCGCGGTTTGTGAATATACGCGCGGAGGCATACTGGCGATTCCGTGATTGGTTGAAGCGCGGGGGGAAGCTTTGCGCGTGCCATCGGGAGGAGTGGGTATCGCAGTTGTCGAAGATTAAGTACAAGCCGGACAGCAAGGGGCGCTTGAGGATTCAGTCGAAGGATGAGATGCGGGCTATGGGTATTGATTCGCCGGATGTCGCGGACGCGGGAATGCTTACGTTTGTAAGACAAGAGCATGGCGATATGGAGCAGCGGCGTAAGGTGCGGGAAGCGAAGCGGAAGAAGCATAGTTTTAATAGAGGTGTTAAAGTGAGTATGGGAGGGTATTGATTTTTATGAATAGGGAGAAAAATTTTACGAAGAAAGAAAAAGTTTTTGTGCCGCCGGAAGTATTGGGCGAGATGCGAGTTCAAATACCAAATATTTTCTACTGGGAAGATGTTATTGATGGGGTGAGCGTGAAAATGACGATGGCGTTTACTATGTTCGGGTATTGTTTTGGAATGAGTTATCCTATTGAGGATACAAATGCGGTTAAAATTGGTATGATGAGAAAGAAGCTCTTTGGTGTTGTGAAGGAATCGTTGGATGTTTGCGTTCATCACGGGATAAAGATATTGGATGCGTTTGGTAATATTGATCCGCGTTTGGTTAATGATGAAGAAGCGTTGCGTTTTAAATATGATAAGAATTGGAAAAATAAAGTGGCGGCGTTCAATCAGTTGGTAAGGATTGCGCCGATCACGCAGGAGAAAGCTAGGGAATTAAAACTTTTATGATATGCCGCAAGAAACTTTAGATATTACAAAGAATGAAGATTTAAAAGCACTGGAAGCTGATGAGCAGCAACCGGAAGATAAGCCGAATGATGCACAGCAGGCGCGTATTAAGTTTGTGTACAGTGAACGGTCTGACATGATTAAAAAGCGGGATCAGCCGTATGTGCAGTTTAATGACAGGACGTTGCGGGAGTTTATTGATGACTCGGAAAAGCGGATGAATGCGTATGTGCTGGATAAGGCATCACAGGGCAAGGAGGAGTGGCAGGCGAACTTCGCGACGCGGGCATACGCGAATAAGGCGAAGGCGTTGCTGGCCGCTACCGCGCGGGATTTGCCGGGGATGCGGTTTAAGGCGGTTAATATGAAGGATCAATTTGATTATACGGCGGGTGATATGATGAAGAATTTGACTATGCACTCGTATAATCAGGGTGATCCGCGGGAGGAGGTATTTTTCTTAGGTTGGTCTACCGTTACGCATGGGACGGTACTTTCGTGCGAGGATATTCATAAAAGTGTACATGAAAAATCTCGTATTAAGAGTTTTGATTTAATAACGGGTGATGTGGAAGAAGAAGTTACGGAGAAGGAATCGTACGGGGAGCCGTATTCGTATGAGGTTCCGTTGATGAATCTTTTGGTAAAGAACTTTTATATATTTGATATTCAGGAACAGCCGGCGATTATTTTGGAAAAGTATTACGCGGACAAGGAGCGGTTTGAAATGATGTATGGTATGTATCCTAACTTTACGAAGGTGAAGAATATGATAGATATAAAGCCGGATGAGCATGATACGTATTTTCATAGTTTGTGGAGCGAGTCCATTAAAGACGGGAAGGGGTACCTTGTTTCTCGGTACATGAATAAATATAAAGGGCCGCGTGGAACGTATCGGATTATTGCGAACGGGGTTGAGTTATATAATGGTCCGATGCCGTGGGTGGATGTTACGCGAAGGAATTACGGCCGACCGGCGTATCCTATTGCAAAGACGGTGTATGAGTTGTTTGCGAACACGGATTTCTTTTATGGAAATTCTTTGCCGAACTCTGCTATGGGGGAGGGTGATGTTTTAAATACGTTGTATAATTCTTCTTTAGATAAGCAGTATCGGTCGCTGGTGCCTTATTTACTTATCGGTATGGTAAATAAAGATATGCTTGATTTGGAGGATGAGATTGTAGCGGGGGATACGAAGATTTATGTGGATGATATTAGTCAGGTAAAGCAGATGGAGTTAAAGGGTATAACGGATTCCGATGTGAAGATGATTGATTTGATTTCACGTGGGCTTGATTTGACCACACTTGATCCTTCGCAGGAGGGCGCGGCGCAGAAGTATGTAACCGCGCGGGCGGCGGTTGCCGCGGATGAACGATCTCGGCAGTTGAAGGGAATATTTCAAGGATTTATGGAGAGTTTGTGGTTGCAGAAGTTTCGGTTGCGGGTGCCGAATGTACTGCTTACGTTTTCCATGCCGCGCATAAAGGAGGTTGTGGGGGAAGATGGGATTAAATTGCTTACGGAAAAATACCAGTTGTTTAATGTGGAAAACGCGGAATTGTCTGACGGTACGAAAGGGACGCTCGGTATTGAGTTCCGGCCACAGGAGGATTTTGCGGACAAGAACGCGTTGCGGCTTGATGTGGAAGCCCAAGAAGAACGGGCGTATCTTTCAGGTAAGTCGTATGAAAAAATGGTTTTATCGTATGGTCGTTTGCAGGATATCGCGTTTGATGTGGAGATTATATCGGAATCGTTATGGCAGTCGTCGCAGGCGCTCGCGATGGCTATGGTTATTGAAAAGCTCGGATTTATTCAGAAGTTCTTTCCGGAGTATTATGCGGCGAACAAAGAGCTTTTGTTTACTGATTTCATAAAGAATTATGGGGATGATCCGAACAGGTACGAGTTGCCGAAGCCGATGGGATTTGAAGATGAAAAAGGATTGGAATTGGCGGCGGGAGTTGCCGGAAAAGGTCGAGGCGGGAGTACGGCTGGTGGTGGGCTTGCTTCCGACATAACAGGAACGGACACCAATAATAATATGGGTGAACAACCCATACGATAAAAATGAAGTATGATTAAAAAATTATTAGTACGGTTTGTATTGCGTCTATTGGATTCTTCTTTTGTGATAGATTATAAGCAGATAGATAAGAGGGCGTTGGAAGATTGGGCGTTTCGGAGTTTTGATGACATGGGATGGCGAAGTTATTTCGCGTATGAGGATATGAAATTATTGAAAACATTTGGACATGGGCAAGAAGGTGT